AAACTCACTATAGGGCGAATCGAGCTTCCACTGTTCTCATCTCCTTTTTTGACAATAAAAAAAGACCAGCTTATGGCTGCTCTATTTGCGTTGTATTTTCATTAGTTGGTGGTTGCTGTGATGGATAATTCCCCGTAAGCGATGTATAACATTCTATACAAATATGCTTTTTTGCAAATCCCATATCTAGTTCATATAGACGTGCTCCACGTTTACAGATTTCGCATCTTGTTGCGATTCTAAAGCTTATAGTTCCATCAAGTTCCCTCCATACCTCAACTTTATTCATGCCATTTGAAAGCCCTGCATTATTTAATACATTAATAGGGATGTTTACAAAAATTCCAGTTTCAGATCTTTCCAACTCTACTAAATATCCCATAAACGGTGTTACATCCCCACGTTGTGGAGTTGTAACAGCTGAATTCTGATTCATATACTATTACTCCTTTCTTCCTTATCCCAAACTATTAAAGTGCCATCCATTTGAGTTACAGACATAGAATCCTAACCCTCGGTTTCCTTCTACAAAACGAATATGTCCCCATTGTTGGAATCCACCGCCGCCTAAATTAATTCCTTGCATCGCCCTTATATTAGAAAAAACTTTTACATCCTTTTCTGTACTTATATCAAACGTTTGTCCGTCTGCTGCTGGTTTTATATTATTATTCACACCACCTACAGCAAGTGCGTTAAATGGCTGAATACCATCCGCTCTTTCTGCTGCAGCACGATCCCAATTATACATAGATGCATATTTGCCACTGTATAGCGTTACACCACTTACACAAAGTGCTGTCCCTTGTCTCATGTCAGCACTTCCTGAACAAACTTTAATAATCAATGCATGTTGTTGTGGAATATAGTTTTTCGGCACTTTGAAGGTAAATGAATATCTTCTAATTTCTCCATAAAATGTAGACGGCTCAGGAAAGTCCATTTTTTGTTCATTCCATATATCGTAACTTACATTGTCTCGGAATTTAACACAACATACATGCAAGCGTGGTTTCCCTGTTTTACGTACACCATTTATCATAGATGCTCTAAAGTGAGCAGATACTGTGTATTCATTTCCGGGATGTATGCCATTATTCACGATTGCTTCTGGATAATTATACATGTCTACCCTTGTAGCATTCACCATTTGCTCGTAATCGAATATATGTGTATTCTTTTCTATTACGACATTTCCCCATGACCTCCAAGTAAGACCGTATCCACCTTCAAACCCATAATAATCGTTATGTCCAATGTTTTTCTTTGTAACACTAGAAAAGTCGGGATCTGCTATTAGGTTTCGTCTTGATACTGCAGTTGTTTTTGTTCCCCATTCGTCTTGGAATAGGAAGTCTAGCATTTTAACAGTTACACCATCTTTATCAATGGTTATCTTGTCACCGTTAATTCTAATAAGATTCGTATCAATGCCTTTTGCTGTCAGCCATTTGACCATTGTATCTGCATTAACATCTAATTTTGCAGCATTGATTGTAATTTTCCCAGGGGACATATTGATCGCAGTGACAATGCCGTCCTTTAAAATCTGAGCTAAAATCCCTCCATCTAACACTTCTAACTTAGATTCCGTTTTCTTTACATAGGCATTATAAGTCTCATTTATAAACGTTTCTTGTTTTCCAGAGATGATTGAAACGCCTTTTTCAGTAGCACTAATACTTCTTTCTAACTCTGTAACTTTCTGATTGTATTTCTCAGTAGCTACTCTATTAGCTATATCTTCTAGCATTTTATCAACATCGGTTTGATCTTTCGGATGTAACCAAAATTCTGTAGCTATCGTGCCACGTTGTAACATAGGTGCAGCACACCATAAACGCCCATTTCTTGTAACGTAATAACGCCATCTCACAAACGCTGCATTGGCTGGTGCTTTATCTGTACATACAGCACGAATCCATGTATGATTTACAACCTTGATATTCGTTCTAGCTGGTTTTAATGCGAAGTTAATGGTCAGCAGTCCACCATTCAATTTCAATAAATGCGCCGCCACTATCAATAGGTGTTTTCCCATCAGTATTGAAATAACCTGATGCAACAAATTCTTCGTTAACCTGACACTCAATGAATTGACTTGTAAGTCCCCACCAACGATCTTGAGTCTGGCCAGTGGCAGTAATTGAAAATGTCTTCATACCTTTGTATTTTAAATTCGTATCAACAGAACCGATAGCCCCATTACCACTATTCCAAAACCAATATTTCTGTCCTAACTTAAAATCAGCATCACGCAACTCGTTAACAGTACCTAAACCGCCTACATAATCCTCAACATCTTTCTTTTTCATTGTTAATTTCAATGCTTCAGAATGTTGACCTATTGTTGTAGTAGCCTCACTAAGTGTTTTACTTTGCTCAGTTTGTGTTTCCTGTAATTTCTTAACACTTGCAGTTGTTCCTTCTGCGTTCTTTTCTACAGTGTTAACACGTTCATTGAAAGAAGTTTGTGTTTTTTCTACTGTTTTAATATTTTCTTTAATACCATCCACACTTTTTTCAATCTCGGTTGTTTTCTTAGTAAATTCATCACTCGTTACTTGATTTTCTGGTGCTGGTGTCCAATCCTGTGGCTTATTCCCTTTATATAAAGCAACCCATTCTACAATGGCTTTTGTAGTGTTACTTGGAAAGTTATACAGACTCAACTTTCTTTCATTTCCACTCGTTGCTGCTACAGCTTTAAAAGTTACATAGGCAATTCCATTCGCATAAACACTTGTTGCATATCCAACATTATTCGAACCACCATTTTGCCAAATCCCGAACTTCTGTCCCTTCGGAACGCTACCTTTAATTACAAATGTATATTCTTCACCTGTAGAGAAATTTTCGGTTAGAGAATATGGATTGATTAGATAATCTGTTTTTTCGTATTTAGCATTTGAATCTAATAACAGATTACGTCCTCCAGCTTTATCGTTATTAACTTTCTTTTCTACACTCTCCAACTTCTCACTAGTCTGACCAGCCTTTTCTGTAATTTCAGTTGTGGTTTTCTTTAAAGCATTTGTTGTTTGCTGCACCTCAGAGATTGTCTTTTTTGTACCTTTGAACGTCTCTTCTACTGTATTAAACTTTTCAGTGATTTCACCGTCTTTTTTTGTTAATAACTCAATAGATTTAGTAAAACCTTCGTTGGTTTGTTTCATTTCAGAGACAGTTTTATTAATTTCACCTTGAGAGCTTTGTACATTTTTAATCGTTCTTGTAACTTCTTGAAGATTTTCTGTTACTTTATTAAATTGTCCATTGGTTTCACTTTGCGCTTCTTCCACTTTTTTGTTTAATTCTTCTTTTGTGAGCTGAATATCTTTATTAACCTGTTTCAGTGTTTCTTGTTTTACTGACTCTACATCAGGAATAAGGAGTTCCCAACCTTTACCGTTCCACACTTTTAAAATACCTGGTTTACCGTCGCTAATATCTCGCCATAGCGTCTTGCCTATTATAAGGTTATCAGTCGGTGGATTTTTAGCTTCAATTATATTTACTGTATTATTTTTAAGATTCTCTTGAACTTTTTCAGCCAGTGTTTTTGCTACTTCTGATTCTCTCTTAGCATTATTAGCTGTTTCATTTGCATTTTTCACTAATTCATCTAACTGATCTATCAGTTCTTGCTTACTTCCTAGTGAACTAAGAATACGATTGTAAATCTTTCGTAGTTCTTCATTTAAATCTGTAATCTCACGATAATCACCAAATGCGTATTTATCTTGCGAAGGATCAGTATGTGATTCATCACCAGCGATTGCCCTTGCTTCTAAATAAAGCTTAGGTGTGAATCCAACATCTTTAATTCGGATTGTATCTCCTTCATTGATTAACTCGTGAGCCAGTCCAAATACACGCCCTATACTTTGTGCTTGAACATCATAAGAGACAGAGGTATTCACGCGTTTTGCTAACTCTGTTTTCATAAGAGTCAATAAGCGTTCTGGTGTTATCTCTTCTTCTGTTTCTGGAGTATAAAATCCAAATTTGTGTTTACCTTTTTCATTCCAACGTTGAAATGCATCGTTATCCACAATATATGGGATACCCTTATTTATATCTGAGATAGTGAGAACTTCTCCACCTTCTTTCTTGATAAAGCCAATTAAAGCTGTACAAATGTTTTGTGAGTTTTCAATACGTTTAATTCCAACTAAATCTTTACCTAACTTGACTTCCTTTCCTGTTTCTCTTCCTCTTTTTTTCACCATGTCTACATACCAACCTGCAATTCGAGAACCAACCACTTCAACACGGTATATAATTTCTAGTTCAAATAGGGAAGCTATCTTTTTTAAGAAACTCAATGGATCTATAAATTCATCAATAGTCATAGAATGAAATCCAGCATACTCCGTTTTACCACGCTTCCATTTTGTACCTACAAGAGCAACATCCATAAATTCATTTACTGTCTTACCTTCAATTTTCTGCGGAAGAATATAGTCATCTTTAGCAAGATTAATCCATGCACCTGATGCATAAGCAATTACGGATCTATCGTCAGGGTCTTTTTCTACTTCAGTGATTACATACGGAACAATACGCCCATCTCTTACTTCTTTTAATACTAAGTTTTGTTGCATAAGTGTTGCTGCATATTTCGTGTTATCAAATACTTTAAACTCTAAAGTATCGATATTATTCTTGATTTCCCAATGACGTTTATCATCCCAATAATCTTTTGGTTGTATAGCTGAAACGATTTGACTGGTTTTAAAATCAATAATATGTAAGACTCCACTTGGTGTTCTCATCTAAACCGCTCCCTATATTTAACCTTTGCTGTTCCGATATCAGAAGGCATGATTTCTAGTGTATTCATACCTTTATTAATGATAGGAAAATTACTGAAAATGTCCTTAATATTAATCGCATCCTTCCCTTCAATCATTACATGACTATTTTCTGTATCAATTACGACTTTGTCACCAACATCGACTATATAAGGCGGTGTATTTTGATTATTTAAATTCACTTTCCAAAATTTCAAATCCGAAACTGTCATGGCTTCTACTGGCGGAACATCTTGCCACTGCATGATACTAATCTGTATTTGAGCCGCTTTTTCCATATGTTTATTGTCTTTATCGGTCCATCTTGCAAAGCGTTCTGAATCATCTTTTTCTGTTCCAGGAAGAAATTTTGAAATATAAGCTTCCCAATCATTACCGGTTCTAGCAATCCACAACCTACCATAATACTGATTCCATGTATTCGGATAATCACCACTCTCATAAATTAAACCTGTTTTTCCAGGCTTATTATCATATCCAATTACCATCGTTCCAAAATTTTGTTCAGCTTGCCAATAGAGGTCATTCATGGCAATTTTTGAAAGAACTTTGCTGTTTTCATCGAGTATTGCTATCTCAACTCGTCCCATTTCATTGATCTTTTTACTTTTACATGTAACGTGGGCTTGCATAATAAAATCTTGTACTGGCCCACCAGGGATACTCTTCTTAACAGCTGCGCCATGCCATCCATTACCCGAGCCATAGTCCGAACAATAGAATTGGTAATTATCTGTTTTCATTTCACCAACTGGATTACCATCTTCCATAGAACTAACCTTACTCCACCCTACAGTTGTGGACATTTCATCCCATATAAGACGTTGATTTCTTTCTACAGGCAATTGCTCCATTTTTAATGGCACTCCAATACGGAAATAATCCGGTTCCTTTGAATATTTATCTTCAAACCATACATCTAAAAAATTGTTTGGTTTCGTAATGTCGATCTCAATAATAGGATTAGAATGAACAGTTCCTTTATTTTGAACGTTTGCCATTAACCCCAGTGCACCTGTTTGAAATTCTACTGTTCGGGTGGGTCCTAATTTATAAGGCATCGGACAAATAAACTTCAAAGTACCTTTACCTAACGTAACGAAATCATCAAGATTAAAATCTTCATCAATTATAGCTAAATATGTTCGATCAGGAGTTGCATCAAATACTAGCTCAACTGCTTCTTCTGTAATTAACCATGCTGCTATTTCTTCTTTTAACGTTTCTAACTCTGTTCCATCTGGAACGATAATTCCTACAGGGACAGGAAGTGGACGAGGGTCTGTATCCGTTCCTAATAATCTTGCACCTGGATATCCAGGTGTTTTTAAGAAATTACGTTTTAGAGGTGCCCATGTTGGTGGACTCCATCCCTTTTCTATTTGAATGTACTCCTTTCGTTGGTTGTTAAAAGTAAAAGAACTCATGCCAACACCTCATTTCTTTATAAAATAAAAGAAACCCAAACCTAAAAGGCTGAGTTTCTTTTTGCTTCTCTTTCTTGATACTCGGTTGTATAGCGATAAGTACCGCGTGCCACGTCTCTTCCTTCTAAATTAACAGGCACTTCAATAACTAAATCTCCACCAAGCATTGGAATAACTTCACCACTAGAAGATGAACTAGATCCGTAATTAATCACTTGATTTGATACGCTGCTTGCCATAGCTTGTCTACTATTTGACATGCTTCCATACACACCACTCATGACACTCTTTAATCCTGATAATTGACTCACAGAACTAGCCATTATACGGCTCATGTCACCCATTAGTTGATTTATTTCTCTCGGCATAGCAAATTGTTGTCGTGGCATGGCTGCCACAATTCCTGCACCAATATCTCCAAGTGTCTTTTTATTCAGAGGAAGCACTGCTTCTCGCCCCGCTTCTCCTGCACCTTGCAAGTTTCCGCCATTCATTCCAAAGATAGTTGGTTTAGTAAAGATACCGCCTTTTGCACGCCAATCAATATTAATTCCTGACGGAAATGTAATATCTTTACCTAAAACATTTTTCGTGCTTGTTTGTAAGCTGAAGTGTGGAAGAGGTGGCATTTCTGGTTTTGGAATTTTCAACTTCAAGTCACTAAAGAATCCTTTAATCTTTCCAATAAATTTTTCTATACTGTCAACTGCATCTTTAATTGGATCTATAATGAAATGTTTTGCCGCTTCAAATTTTTCTTGAGCTGCATTCTTAACAGAATCAAATTTTTCCCGTGCTGTATTGTACATATCATTGAATTTCTCTTTTGCAGAATTATAAGCTGAAATAACTGGTTCAACGATATATGTGTAAACCATCTTCCATGCTTCAAGTGTATAGCCTTTTATTTTCGCCCAAATTCCTAACATCCAATTGGATAAATCACTAAACTTTTCTTTTACTAAATTCCAAGTATCTTGTACAGGTTTTATAATATATTGTTTAAATAACCCCCATGCTGCTGATGTATATGATTTAACTGTCTCCCATTGTGAATTTAGCCAAGAAACTAAATCACTGAACTTTTCTTTTACTAAGTTCCAAGTGTCTAGAACAGGTTGAATAATATATTGCTTAAATAGTCCCCAAGCAATTTATGCCATAGCTTTTGCAATTTCCCATTGTGTACCAAGCCAAGTGACCATTTCACCGATTTGTGTACTTACCCAGTCGTAAGCTTCCTGAATCGGTTGAATAATATATTGACAGATTGCCGCCCATGCAATTTGTGCACCTGCCTGTATTAACAACCAACCAGCTTCTAAAACGGTAGAAACTGCCGAAATAATTGGATCTAAAACAGTAAGAATTGTATCCCATGTTTCTTGCCATGCTTGCGTTAATGTTCCCCACAATTCAGATGCTGTTTCAACTAAAGAGGACCACCAAGAGGAAGCAGTTTCAACAATCCCAGACCATAAACTACTAAAGAATTCACCTATCGGATCAAAGAAACTATGCATCATTTCTATGAAAGAAGACCATGCTTCAGAAAAGAATTCAACAGTAGAATTCCATGCATCGCTACACGCCTGCTTCACACCCTCCCATAAATCACTAAAAAATTGACCTATCGGATCAAAAAATTCATGCATTGCTTCTAAAAATGAAGACCATGCTTCACTACAGGACTGGGATATCTCGTCCCAAAGCTCTACTAAGTACTCTTTAATAGAATCCCATGCTTCTATTGTCCAATTTTTAATATCATCCCAGTTTTTATAAATAGCCACTCCTAGAGCAACTATAGCCGCTATGATAATAGGAACTATTGCAACTATGCCTAGTGCGGCGGCGGCTCCGATTTCAAATACACCCATGACCGCCATAACTATTGGTGCAATTGCCATAAGTGCCCCTGAAATTACCCCAATAGCCGTTGCAACTGCTGCTAAGGTCGCTGCTAATTCTGGATTATTAGAAATCCAATCAGCAATACTAGCAACAACATCAGCAATTACTCCTAGTATAGGTTCAAGAGCCATTTGTAAATCGCCCATCGCTTTTTGGAACTTTACTGCTGGATTTGCATCTAATTTTTTAACAGATTCATTTAAGTTGTCTTGGTTTTGTTGAAGATCTTTTGTTTTCCTTAGAAGCTTCAATTAAAGTGTTTGTTAAATTTTGACCTTGATCTTCAAACATAGTGGCTAGAACTTTGACCCCAACCTGATTTTTCTTAACTGGGTCTTCTATTCCGTCAATAGCTTTAGCTACTTCTACCATCGCTGCTGCGCCATCTCTTCCGCCTTTAGCGACAGATGCTCCCCATTTTTCTATTTGTTCAGTCGCAATACCAGAACCGTCAAGCGCTTCTTTTAAAGCCTTATCAGCTCCTTGTGCGAATTCACTTAATTGAATCCTCCCTTCTTTCAGTCCGTCTAAAAGATTATCAATATTCCAGCTACCAGTTTCAACACCAGCTTCCATAATCGCTTGGACTTCCTCAGCTTTAAAGCCTGCACGGGTTAGCTGGCTACCATATTCAGCAATGATGTCTAACTGTTCTGGCGGAAATCCCATTTTTAACAAAGCATCAACCATACCAAGAGCACTATCTTGCGTTATTCCTAATTCATTTCCTATTTCATAGGTTTCTTGAATCAACTCTGTAAAATCTATACCTTCATAGGATTGCGCGATTGTTGCTGCACCTTTAACGATAGATGCATTCGCTTCATCACTAATATCTTTATTTAAAGCCCATTGCCTACGTACACCAGCAAGTGATTCTTCAGCATCCACTCCATAAGCTGTTACTCCTCTTATTGCTTCTTCTACTGATTTTTTCGAGGATTCAGGGACATCAAAAGATATATCAATTTTGGTTTTCAATTTTGAAATATCAAGTGCTTTTTCAACAGCTGTCGCAATTCCACCACCAGCTGCTAATCCACCGAGAACATTCTCTAATCCTACTTTTAGACCTTCAAACTTCTTCTCGGTTCTGCCAGCTTCTTGTTGTAAGTCTCTTAACTCATTTTGTACTTGTTGAATAGAGTTTCCGGCATCCACAGATCGGAGGGCACGTTGTAATTTTTCAATATCAGCTTCAGTTCCTAAAGCTTCACGACCAATAAGACCAATTGCTTGTTCTAACTGTCGACTTGTAGCCGATCCACTTTTAATTGCATTTACAAGACGATTACCTAATGCGCTCGCAAAATCATCAATACTTTTTCCTGTAGCACTAAATAAAGTTTCTAATTGTCGTGTTGAACTTGCCACATTTTCTTGTTCGGCTTTCATATTACCGAGCTTGTTTTTCAGACCATCAAGTGACCCTTGTGTAAATTCAATTTCACGCCTAAATGCGCGATACTGCTCTTCTGAGATTTTCCCATTTTGAAATTGCTCTTGAACCTGTTGCTCCGCTTCTTTTAATTTATCGAGCTTTTGTGTAGTTTTTTCAATTTGTTGTGTAAGCAACTGTTGCTTTTGAGCAAGTGCCTCAACGTTACCGGGATTAAACTTTAATAAACGTTCAACATCTTTTAACTCTTTAGTCAAAGAATCACTTTGCTTATTCACGTCTTTTAAGGCATTTTGTAACGGCTGCGTATTCCCTCCAATTTCAATCGTAATTCCTTTAATTTTTCCTCCCGCCCATTATTCTCACCCCTTTTTCCTTAGAAAGCATTNAAAGTCTTCTTGAGTTGCTTTTCGAACTTTTTCTTTTCCTGGATTTTTCCATTTCAGCATACTCAGCGATATAATCAAAACAATCACCAATCGTCATCACTTCTAAGTCCCAATATGTGAGCTTTGCTTCATAACAAAGAGCAAGGAACAATTCAGTGCTTAATTCTTCATCACCTAAGGTCCCTTGCTCTCCATTAATTTTCTTTACTTTTTTTTTGCTCCCATTGTTTTTTGAACCATCTCATTAATTTCCGGCATTATATCGTAAATAGGAAACTCCATCAATCCTTCTAACCAAGTCATCCGGTCTGGAATTTCAGGACACCCTTTTAACGTATAACCAACTAAATCTGACAAAATTCAAATTCTCCCTTTCAAACTTATTTGA